GGTCGGCCTACAACACGCTTAACAGCTGGGCCAAGCTAGTCACCGAGTTTTACAAAGCCAAAGGCGACAAAGAAAAGCTCCAAACCTTTGTTAACACCAAATTAGGCCAGCCGTGGGACAACGACAACGGCGAACGCATCGAGTGGGAAGACTTAGGCCGCCGCCGCGAAATGTACCCAAACAGCAAAATGCCCGATTGGGTTGTTTATCTAACCTGCGGTGTGGATACCCAAGACGACCGATACGAAGGCCGTGTTTGGGGGTGGGGCGCAGGTAAAGAATGCGCCTTAATCGATAGGTTTATTTTGTATGGTGACCCATCAAGCCAAGTGCTGCTCGATAAAGTGACACTGCGCTTAAACCAAAGCTACACCCGTAACGACGGCATAGTGCTTAACATTGGCACAACGTGTTGGGATTCGGGCGGTCACTACACAGATACGGTTTACTCAATGAGTAAAAAGCTTGGTTTGTTCCGTGTGATACCTATTCGGGGCGCCAACATGTATGGCAAGCCGATCGCTAATTTCCCCCGTAAGCGAACGAACAAAGGTGTGTATTTAACCGAGGTGGGTACCGACAACGCCAAAGAGTTGATCATGTCTATGATGCGTGCTCAACCCAGTGTTGATAAGCGAACACCTGGTGCAATTCATTTGCCCCTAAACGACAGTATTTGTGACGACACCGAACTGCAACAGTTAACGTCTGAACGCAAAATGCCAACCCGCCGTGACGGCCGCATTGTGCACCGCTGGGACGCAGCCGGCAGACGTAACGAAGCGCTCGACTGTTTTGTGTATGCCTTGGCTGCGCTGTATATCGCCATTGACCGTTTCGGCATTAATCTCGAATCGCTCAGTAAAGTGATAACAAATAAAGACGAAAACCCATCATCAACCGATGAATCCCCTAAACCTAAAAAACCGAAAAAGAGCCAGGCCAATAACTGGCTAAATGGTGGATCTGCAAAATCAGGAGGCTGGCTGTAATGTCAACATTGCTTGAGCCATTAAAAAATCAAGATGATGTTCATGGCTATATCGTTGAGTGTCCTGGTTGCAAAATAACGCACCTGATTTATACGGATAGATCAAAGCGTCCATGTTGGACGTTTAATGGTGATTTTGAAAAGCCAACATTTTCACCATCACTTGTTGTTCGATATAGCTGGGGTGATGAAAAGAAACAAAATGTTTGCCATAGCTTTATTCGAGATGGCTTCTGGGAGTTTCTTTCTGATTGCACACATTCTTTGGCTGGTCAAAAAGTCGAAATGATTGATATTAAAGGGTGAAATGAATGTCAAAGCAACAAGCGACAGACATGGTCGCGCTGTATATCGAAGCCGAGAAAGATGTACTAGCGGGTAAGTCCGTCAGCATCAACGGCAAGATGATGAGTACAGAAGACCTGGAACAAATTCGCAAAGGCCGCATTGAATGGCAGCGCACCTTAAGCATGTATACCCGCCCGCGGGGTACCACACTCGCCCGATTTAATTAGGAAACAATATGGATAATCAACATAAAAAAATCAAAGGCTATCGCGATTTAAGCCAGCAAGAAATTGATTTGATGAACCGAATTAAAGCGCATGGTGAAGAAACTAAAAATTTACTCACCGAGTTAAAGTTAATGCGCCATAAAGCAATTGAACGTGACGATGAAAGCTTAACTGCATCTCAATATAAAGAGTCATTACGTTGTTTAAATATAGCTAAAGATAATTTACAAACAGGTCAGATGTGGTTTGTTCGTGCAGTGGCTTTACCTGACTCATTTTAAAAGAGGCACAGCATGAGCATTATTAACGATGCACTATCGTACATAGCCCCCCGCTGGGCACTTAATCGTGAAGCGGCCGCAATGAGTTATCGCAACCTTAAAGGTTACGAAGCGGCCAACCCAAGCCGAACCCACAAAGCCAATAAAGAAGGCCGTGGTGCCAACCAAGCAGTATTTGCTGCAGGTAAAAGCTTGCGTGAACAAGCGCGATGGTTAGACGAAAACCACGACCTCAGTATTGGCATTTTAGACCGCATGGAAGAACGGGTAATTGGTGCGCAAGGTATTGTGGTTGAACCACAGCCCCGCAGCATGAGTGGTGAAATCCTCGACGAACTCGCTAATGAAATACAACGCCGTTTTGCAACATGGTCCTTAAAGCCTGACGTAACAGGGCGCTACACACGGCCAGAGCTTGAACGTTTAGTGTTACGTACCGCATTGCGTGATGGTGAAGTATTCGGCCAGCAAGTGCGCGGTAAAACGCCTAAGTTTGGTCACCCCAACCCGCAAGGTACGCAATACAGCATTGAAGCGTTAGAACCTGATTACATTCCGTTTGAACTTAACGATGTATCAACTCGTGTTCGCCAGGGGTTAGAGGTTAACGGATGGGGGCAGGTGGTTAATTACCATGTGTTGCTTGATCACCCGTCTGACCAAATTGGCTTTCGCTACAAAACTAAAACTGTACCCGCCAGTAACATGCTGCACCTTGGCATGTTTAAGCGGTTGCACCAGCTGCGCGGTATCAGCATTTTTCACGGTATTTTAACGCGCCTTGGCGACATTAAAGACTATGAAGAATCTGAACGAGTAGCCGCCCGTATTGCTGCCGCCTTAGCGTTTTACATTAAACGCGGTGACGCCAGTATGTTTACGCCAGAACAGGGCGAAAGCCTAAGCCGTGAAATTAACATAGCACCAGGCATGACGTTCGACGACCTCGCACCAGGTGAAGACGTCGGCATGATTGAGTCAAATCGACCCAACGTGCATTTGGTCGATTTTCGTAACGGCCAGTTAAAAGCCTGTGCTGCGGGTACTCGTGGCAGTTACTCGAGCATTGCCCGTGACTATAAAGGCAGTTACTCAAGCCAACGCCAAGAGTTGGTAGAGCAAGACGAATCGAACCGCATTATGCAGCAATGGTTTTGTGCCGGTTGGGCGCGGCCTGCGTTTCGTAACTGGTTGCAAATGGAATTGATGAACAAGCAAGACCCACTAACTTTACCGCCAGACCTAGACCAACGCACCTTGTTTGATTCTGTGTATTACGGTCCAACAATGCCATGGATTGACCCCCGTAAAGAAGCCCAAGGCTGGGAAATGATGATAGCCGGTAATGTCGCCTCTGAAGCTGATTGGACCCGTGCCCGAGGCCGTAACCCAAGCGAAGTTAAACGACAACGTCAACGTGAGGTGAAGTTTAACCGCGACAACGACATGGTCACGGGTAACGACCCAGAGCCACAAAACGGAGTAACCCCAAGTGAAAAAGACACATCTAAGTCTAGCAGTGGCGGCCGCAATGGTGTTCGCACCACAAGCAAGCCTGACCCTGACACCGACCAATAAGCCCGATAAAAGCTGGTATAGCTTAAAGGCGCAAAACGGTAATGCCGAATTAATGATTTATGACGAAATTGGTGGCTGGGGCATTAGTGCCCGTCAGTTCGCCAGTGACTTACAAGCATTAGGCAAAATCGGCACCTTAACGGCACGCATTCATTCACCGGGTGGTGATGTGTTTGAAGGCATGGCGATTTACAACATGATCAAAGGTCACCCTGCGCACAAGGTTTGCCATATTGACGGCCTTGCTGCATCAATGGCCAGTGTGATTGCCATGGCTTTTGATGAAGTCATCATGCCCGAAAACGCCATGATGATGGTGCATAAACCATGGGGCGGCACATTAGGTGACGCAGACGATATGCGCAAATATGCCGACTTACTCGATAAAGTCGAAAGTAACTTAGTTGGTGCTTATCAACAAAAAACAGGTTTACCAGAAGCCGAGCTACACACGCTTTTGGCAGCTGAAACATGGCTAACTGGCCGCGAAGCGGTTGAAAAAGGTTTCGCCAATACCCTCACTGAACCGCTTCAAATGGCGGCTTCGCTTAACTCAAAAAGACTCAAGGACTTTACTAATATGCCTGAAGCTCTAAAAAACCTGTTTGCACCACAGGGTAATGTACCTGGTGTAATTAATCCTCCTGCGCCAGCAGCCAATCCACCAACACCAGCCGCATCGGTACCAGCACCAACTGCACCATCAGCCGCTGATATTCACGCGGCGGCTAAAGCAATGAACAAAGCACGAACCGACGGTATTAACACCGCGTTCGCGACGTTCCCGCAACTCACTGAGTTAAAAAATAGCTGTCTTGCAAATGATGATATTGACGCAGACAAAGCCAAAGACATGATTTTGGCTAAGTTGGGTGAAGGTATTACGCCGTGTGCCCAGCTGCCTCGATCTACTATACACTCGGGTAACGGTAACATCGTTGGCGACTCAATTCGTGCTCAGCTATTAACTCGTGCAGGTCACGCAGAGCGTGAGGCATCAAATGCTTATGCTAGTTATAACTTGCGCGATCTTGCCCGTGCTTCATTAACGGATCGTGGTATTGGCGTGTCTGGCATGAACCCATTGCAAATGGTGGGGTTAGCCTTTACTCATAGCTCAAGCGACTTTGGCAACATCTTGTTAGATATCGCCAATAAGTCAGTATTGATGGGCTGGGAAACTGCCGAAGAAACGTTTGAACGCTGGACTAAAAAAGGCCAGTTAGGTGATTTTAAGATTGCCCAACGTGTAGGACTAGGTGACTTCAACAGCTTGCGTCAAGTGCGTGAAGGTGCAGAGTATAAGTACGTGACAGTGGGTGATCATGCACAGCAAATCGCACTGGCCACATACGGCGAACTGTTCTCTATTACTCGCCAGGCTATCATCAATGATGATATGAGCATGCTAACTGACATTCCAATGAAAATGGGCTTTGCAGCTAAAGGCACCATTGGTGATTTGGTTTATGCGGTTCTTACGCAAAACCCAAAAATGGCAGACGGAAAAGCCTTGTTCCATGCCGACCACGGTAACTTAGGTTCTGGTGCGCCAAGCGTAGCGGCACTTGATGCTAACCGCATGTTAATGCGTAAGCAAAAATCGGGTAATCGTAGTCTCAATATTCGCCCTGAATTTGTGTTGTGTCCTGTAGGGCTCGAAACCACAATGAACCAGATCATCAAGTCTAGTTCAGTTAAAGGTGCTGATGTTAATGCGGGTATTGCTAACCCTATCCAAAACTTTGCTGAAGTCATTGCTGAACCTCGTTTAGATGATAGCAGTGCAACACAATGGTTCCTTGCTGCAGGTAAAGGGCGCGACACGATTGAAGTGGCATACCTTGACGGTATCGACACGCCTTACATTGAACAGCAACAAGGTTTCACCATTGACGGTGTTGCAACCAAAGTGCGTATTGATGCCGGTGTAGCACCACTTGATCACCGTGGCTTGGTTAAATCAACAGGCGTATAACCAGCTATTTTATACAAATCAAAAAGGCCGTAGCCATTTAGCTAGCGGCCTTTTTAATGTCCGGCTTTTAATAATCAGCAATGCTTATCGGGAATGAATTATGAAAAATTGTGTATCAGATGGTAATACCATCGACTTTATCGCCACGGCAGCAGTTGCCAGTGGTGCGCCAGTGTTATTGGGTAAAGTGGTTGCCGTGTCGCTTGGCAATGTTGCTATTGATGAAGTGGGTGTTGGTGCAACTGCAGG